GCATGGTTCGGGCCAGCACTAAATTGCAAAGAAACTGTCGAGGCATTAGCCCCCGTAGCCATCAACGGTTTCATCGAAACAGATTATTCACGTTTCGACGGTACAATTTCGGAATTTTTACAGATGAGAGTTGTAAAGCCATCGTATATGCGGTACTTTAGTAACAATGGAGACACGGAAAGCCTGTCCAAGTTGTTCGACTCCATCTTTGCGAGAAAAGCCACCACCCAATCTGGATTCAGATATGATCCTGGTTGGGGTACGCGTTCTGGCTCACCAATCACAACGGAAGCCAATACCATTATAAACGCGTTTGTGTGTTATGCAGCACTCAGGTCTCTCAATCAGGCGGTCGATACTGCCTGGCGAAACCTTGGCCTCTATTACGGTGATGATGGTATTCACCGTAACATTCCAAATTTAGAGAATGCCCTAGTGGCAGTGGCCAAGGACCTCGGGTTAACCATAGAAATCCAAGCCAGGACTAAACATTCTATGATGACATACCTTGGACGAGTCTTCATTGACCCTTTAACATCTTCAGACTCATTCCAGGACCCGAGAAGATTTCTACCCAAGCTGCACCTGTCAGCAAACACCCAAGTGAACCTTGAACAAGCAATGTACAACAAGGCCATTGGTTATCTAGTGACTGACCCCCTCACACCAATCCTAGCAGATTGGGCTCAAAGACAAATCGAGCTGTCGGGGCTGACGAAACCACTCAGGCTAACCATGGACGAGTACTTCAAAACAACGAATGCTTGGCCACAAGAAGATAAACTTGTCATCCTCAATGCTTTCTCAAGCATCATGAAGATGTCCATCTCTGATATAGAGGTAGCAGCACAAAACATCAAAAGTGCTATCAGTAACCAACACTACCCTATAGTTTATGACAACAAAAGAGATGTCAAAGTGGACGCAGTGTTTGGCGGACAAATTTACAGGGTAGAAGCCAGGCCCGTGTCATTGCACGGAACCTACACAGAATGTATCGAGGAAATCGCACGCGAAGAGCGCCTGCTGACAACCCAGCAGCAGATCGAGGAACGAATCAAGAAGAGCTTGAGCGCGCCTACAGATCCTGGCAAGATAAAGCAGCCCAAGCG